TGTACAGCTTGCCGCCAACCAGCGGCGTGCCGTCGTCGGCGAAGAATTGAATTTTGGGAACTGGTGTAAGTGCTGCGGTCATACAAACCCTATTAGTTCAACTTCTTCGATTGTAGTGGCTGCGTCAACCTGAGCCACCAGACTTGATTCTTGCTCGTACAACGGGATCACCTGCGCGGCAATTTCTAGCGCGATCTGCTCCAATTGCGCCAGCGTGTAGATTGAGTAGACGCCGTTGACATCCTTGTAGCCACACTCCGCTGGCTGTCCCGCCGCCGCCGCAAGTTGCGTTACTTGAATGGCTATCGACAGTTTGTTGTTGTCCGATTCGCTGCTGCCAAACACGCCCAGCGTGGTGGTCTTGTCGGCGTACATCTCAACAGATCGAGCGGAGGCAATCTCAGCCTTCTTCTTGGTCTTGGCCTTGTCCAAATCGTTTTGTGTAACGTCTGGCGTTACAACGCCGCCAAACAAAAACGAGTCAGGGTCAGACACAAGCGAAGTTTCTGCTGCGTTAGTCAAGTTTGCTTGCAACGGAACATGAGTTACGCAGGCTTGAAAGGTGCTTTTGGCGTTGTCGTAAAACGCTGTGATGTCTTTCCACGACTCAACGCCAACGACTGTTCTGTCTGCTGCTTGCACGATGACATGACGCACCTTGTGATGATTACATAATGACCCATCAGTATTGGTGATTACTTTTGTAATACTCATATTCAAATTGTCGTTGAGTCAATAATTAAGCCAAGGTTTGCAAGTTTAGTTAACAAATCTTGAAGTGCCGCGCCCGTTGCGCGAGAACCAGATACCGTTGGTTGGGCTATAGCAGTAACTCCAAAAAACCCTATTTGGGATGTTCCTGCGCCGTCACTAGATATCTTGAATGTTGTTCCTACAGCAGAGTTAAAAATTAGCGATCCATCATTAACTGGGAAAGAAAACGTATCGCCAACGCCAGCTTGGAACAGAAACGATCCCGCATTTGCTCCAGAACCTGTACCAGCGTCTCCCGCAAAAAAACTAACGGTTCCGCCCTGTCCATTTCCATAGCTACCCGTCAAAGACATATAAGCGTTGGCTTGACCGTAAGTAACGGCGGTTCCACCTTCAAACCTAAGAAAGCCTCCGTTATTGTTAGTGGATTGCCCCCCAAACAATGCCGCAGTTCCTCCAGCGTTGTTAATTGAAGAGCCGCCTTGAAGACCCACGGCTCCACCAATTCCGGTGCCCGTACCATTGCCACCGTTAAACTGCACCCCGCCGCCTGCGTTTCCGTTGCCGCCTACTGCGTTGATTGCCCCGCCGTTGCCTGTGCCAGTACCGTTGCCACTTGTAAAAGTTAATCCGCCGCCTGCCCCGTTGGTGGCAACACCGTTTCTGCCTAATAGCGTCAATGTTCCTGCTGATCCCGATGTCGGGGCCAGAGGCTGAATTGTCATTGACGTAGCCGAGCCGGTGAGGTTGCCAAAACTTACGGTGTTGGTGCCGCTAACGTAAGTGAAGTTGGCACTACCGCCAAACACCCCAGCGTTGTTGTACTGAATCTGGGTGGTAGAGCCAGCGGGTAAAGCCGGTATGACAGGCGGGGCCAAGTCGGCGTAAGACGTAGTGTTAAAGGCAAAACCATCCAAAGATGGTGGCCCAACTTGCAAATCGGTCAGCGAGGTGGTGTTTGACCCGTCGCCGGTCAAATTAAATAAGTTGACAAAAAACCGATACCACTCACGCGATATTAGCCCCGTATCTTTATCAATTACCGGCACGCGCGGTGCAGGAATCTGAGTGATGTTGCTAGGCATTGGTGCCGCTGACCTGAAGTTCTGCGCCCATGATAGCGACCTTCACGGGGTCGGTGCCGGAGACTTCATACACCCGATCACGCAGCTTGAGCGTCATGCCCAGACGCCGCCAGAACACACGGTGGCTGAACTGGCCGATCTCGCCCATGTCAGACCAATGCTCGTTGCTCCAGGTGTGCCCGCCGTCATCTGACCACCGCAGCATGACCCGTGGCTTCATCATGCTCCACACAGTCTCGTTGAGCAAAATGCCAAAGCCGTCTTCGGTCAGCAATTCACCGCCGTCTTCCAGCAGCAGCAAGTCGTACAGGTTCTCAACTTCAGTCGGCCCAATAGGGTCAAGATAGTTCAGCCCGACGCCCGTCTCGCAATCCAATTGCAACGCATGGTGCGCGGTGCGCTTGAGGTCGTTCTGTCCGGTGGGGATCGCCCGCCAAGACCGCAACCATTTTTGAATCTCACCGTTGTCGGCGTAGGTGTCAAGGTCTAACGCGTAGATGTTGCCGTTCTCGTAGTCGCCAACAACCGTTGTGCCGCCAAAATTGCATTGGGTGTTGGCACGATGCCGGGTGAACTCACCAGCCTCAAACCCAGCACGCTCATGCCACGCGCTGGTTGCCACATCAAACACCCAGGTGGCTTCCGCAAAACTCAGCACATAGAAGGCGTGACCCTCTTGCTGGTAGGTGTAGGCCACAGCGTCGCTCAGATTGCCGTATTGAGCAATAGCGTACTCAATGGCGTGCGTGCTGACGCGCTGCGCGTTGTAGCCAGCGGTACGGTAAACAATGCCTTGACCGCGAGCATCGGTGCCCAGCCAAAACAGCGAGTTGTCCAGCTTGGCAACAGAAAACGCTGCAACGCAACCAACCTCAGAAAACGCGCCTTGGATGCGCGTAAGTGGAAAGTCGGCCAGCCCTGCGTCGTACCAGACCTCAACCGAGTCGGTGCCAAACAGCCACGCTTCGCGGTTGTTGACATTGACGGCCACCAGACCGTCAGGCGATCCCTCCGCGCTGGCAAAATCTAGCGGGTCAATCTGAGTGCCTTCCAGAATTGAGGTGACCCAGATACGCTGACCGCTTGGCTCGTTGAAAACAAAGTAGCCGTCCAAGTAGCCAACCGTCTTTGCACCGGGAAAGTCAATGTCGGTGATCTGCTGGAATACGTTGGTAACTTCGTTATAAATGTAGCTTGGGCCGTTGCAGGCAAAGAAAATCTGCGTGCCGTTGTCTGCAATGCTGACCGGCCCCGTACCGGACACATCGCCCAGCTTGACCGGCGTGCCGGTGGTGGAGGTCAGTTTGTAGACCTCTGTGCCCGAGACAACGTAGAAGTCCGAGCCGTTGGTCTGGTGCGCCCACAGACCTCGGATCGGGCCGGTGCCAACAGTCTGAAGAAACGCCAACCCAGGCGCTCGGTTAAGAAACGCAGGCTCTTTGCCGCCTTCTGGGATCACTTCTGGAAACAAGTTGACCATGCGGTTTGCCGCAGCATTGACGCTGCGAGCCACATAGCTGCTGCCCAGAATAGGCGTGTGCATCAGTAGTTACCCGCATAGACGTTGAACCTCTGGCGAGTCGCAACCAGCGAGTAAGGCATCGACATGATGTCGTCAGGGTTGTTGATACGCTTGAGGTTGCGCTTGCTGGTCATGGCAATGCGCGACACCGTAGGCGAAGGCTCAACGCCAAACTCCGGCGCAATCTCGCAAGCCAAGTTGTACTTGAAACACCGCAAGTAGCCTGGGGGCATATAAATCTGCGTTGCCAGCGTGGCTGGCGCCGCCAGTTGCTGCACCGACACAAAATGCCACTCCAAATCCCGTGTAGGCTTGGGGTAGATGGTCATGGTGATGTTGGGGAACTCCATGTTGATCCACATCACTTGTGGATACGTCGAAGTCACCGTCTTGACCGCAATCCCGTTGTACTGCTGCTGATTGATCTGTTTAATGCCATACGACACGTTAGTGCCTGGGTCGCGGAAGTACGTTGAGTCGTCCAGCAACACAGGCCGCACGCCAACAAAGTCGCCCGTAGGCCCAAGCGTGCGCTCAATCACACCCGACGGCCAAGTGAAAATCTGGTCAATGGTGTTGTAGATCATCAGACGCTCAGTTGACCATGAATCGATCATCTGGTTTAGCGCCGCAAGCGCATCTTGAGATGCGTCGGGGGAGGTAGTCTCGCCTTCTGCCAGAACACCCAAAAGCCGCAGAGCGGCGTTGATCTGATCTCCAGCAGTCGTCATGACTACCCCTCCTTTTTACGACGCGCCGTGAATAATTGAGAAGTTAATCACCACCGCCTCAGACTGCGAGGTAGCGGTCAAGTTTCGCAGCGTGATGACAGCCGAGCCAGCCGACAAACTGCTGACGTATACAGTATACGTCGTGGCGTCTGCTACCGAGCCACCTGACACGCACAGAATCAACACATCGTTGGTG